GCTCCAGCTGAAGTGTATGGAAATTTTTTACTTCCTACCTGTGGCATTTGCAATTCCTCCTCTACGTTTTTTTATTACTCCGCCTTTTTTCTTGGGCTTATTCCCGTATTTTTCAGTCCATCTTTTGGCAATTGCAGGCTCCTTAGCCCACATATATTTTCTTTGCTTTTCAGACTTGAAAGGCATTAATGTATTGTTGGCGGTTTTCCATCCCGCTGAAAAACTTCTATAATCTCTTCCTGGATATGAAAACTTTGCGCAACAGCCTCGAACATTCGTGAAGTGTCAACTGGTCCTAGTGCTTCAACATACATGTTTCTAGTCACTGCCAGCAACGCACCGCAAACTTGAAGAAAGTCTTCAGGAGAAGATATTTCCTCCTTAGCTAATTGTTCAACCTTTTGCATCACTGTGCTAAGTTTTTCAAGTTGTTTTTTTACTTTGTCCGTTTGCTTTTGATTTTGCATTTTCCCTTGCTATCCTTTCAGCCGATTGGTTTTTTCTTTCAGCCATTTCATTCTTCATAGCCTCTCTTGTAGCCGCCATGTTCTCTTTCAGAAGCGCCATTGCCTCTGCGGAATCTTCCTTATTAACATCTGCTGAAGCTTTCATCAAGTCAATACTTGTTTCCGCCTCCAGCTTGTCTCTTTCAAGATCTAGCTTCTCAGCGTCCACCATCATGTCCTTCTGCAATTTCATTTGTGTTTCCATTGCCTTCAGGTCAATTTCTTGCTGTTTAAGCTTGATTAGCGGATCTTGAGCTTCTCGTTTCATTCTAGCCTCTTCATCTTGCGCTAGTTGTTGAGTCATTTGTGCTTCAATTTGTGCTTGCTCGGAAGCTTGCTGGTTCACTAATTGATCCTGTTGTTGTTGTAATTGTTGCATCGCCTGTGGATTTTGTTGTGCCTGTTGCATTTGTTGCTGTAACTGCTGAAATTGCTGTTTGTATTTTTCTTGTACCTGTTGTCCTGCAATTAATGAAATATGCTCTGAGACGTGTGCTTGTAACATTGCATATAATTGCGGATTAATCTGTACCATTCTTGTGAACATAAACTCGGCGTGTGCCTGCATATGTGCCATATGGTTCTGCATTGGAAATGATTTTGGCTGTTGTCCACGCATTGCGCCTGCATTCTCCATTGCTGGACTCATAGGTTCCGGCATCTCCGGATCAGGTTTTAATATTGCCTCCACATTGTCCACACCCATAGCATCATACATTCTTCTGTATGCTTCACGCAAATTGTGTAATTGTGGTGCAGCACTTGCTAATTGCAATTGTTGCTGCGCCAATGTGACACGCTGTGCCATTGAAAATATATTAGGATCTGATACGGGAATAACATCAACACGGTCATCAAAATCAGATTGTTTAATTTGTTGGTTTCCACCAACAACCATGTAAGGATATTGTGGTGGAAGATAAATCTGGAATACTTTTGCTAGTAACTTAAATTCAATTTTCTGTGCATAGTGCAATCGTTTGTGTATTGCACTCATAACTTTTGTTCCACGCTCAATCAATGCAAGCGTAGTTCCTACAGGGTTCTGTTCATTTCCTTCCCCAAGCTTCATATCCGCAATCGCCGCAAATGATTTTCCTGCGTCAACAGCAAAACCTAACAATGCAAATAAAACCTGTGATGGTTCCTTGTAAGGAAGTGGAAGAAGTGACTCCTTAATGGAAACTCCTGTAACATCCACATCACGAAATTCTCCTGGTTGCAAAGGCTCGTCATGGTCGCGTATGCGCATTCCACGTGCCTTAAAACCTGCTGGTAGATTGGCAAGAGTACCTGCATCAATTAACTGCCGCAAAACACTTGTTGCAGTTCTTGACAATCCACCTAACATATGTATTAGACCAAAGCCGTAAAACCCTAGTCCTGGGAGGAACTTGTAATGTACAAAGTATTGGTTCTTTTCAAAATTAGGATCATTCTGTTTCCAGTTTCTCCTTATTGAAAGAACCTTTCTTGAAAATTGGTCTATTGAAATTATATAAGGAAGCTTTACGCCGGATGTATCCTCAAATCCAGGAACATCGGCATCAACGTGTATTTCCAGTACGACATGTTCATCGTCATCGGATGCATAGTTCTTTTCAACACCATGCAATTCATCAACCTTATCCACAGTATCGGATGACTCCGTCTGTCCTGTTGGAAGTTCCACGTCACGGTAGAATCCACCTAGTTGTTGCTTTCTTACATCATTTCCATTTGTCTTTATGACATGTGTTATTCTCTCCGCACTCGCCAGATCTGTAGCCATATAGTTGATTACTAGATCCTCACTGGTAATGAACTTCGCTGTCGCACGCTTCAAGAGACCGTCATAGTAGACTTTCTTGAACGCCGATCCTGAAAGTGGAAGATAAAATAATAGTTGGTCCATGTCCGGGTCGTACTCGCGCATGACATCAGTAATCTGATAATTCATGAAGTCCTGCACCCTTTTAGCCTGATCTTCTATTTCAGGTGTCGAGAGTCCTATAACTTGAGTACGAACGGGGCCGCTTGGGGGGAGAAGTTCCTTATACGCTTGGGCTTGAAACTGTGTAACAGATTCAGCGAGTAAGGGGTGAACGACCCCGGACGAACCTTCGAATGGTTGGGTGCGGTCTTCATACTTGAATCCCAGCATATCAAGGCCTTTGACATAGGATTCTTCCCAGTCTTTCCTTGAATCCTTATCCGATTCGAATCCTGCAAGTAGGTCGTTTGACAACCTACCTAAATCATTTTCTTCAATATAATCCGCCAAATTTGCATCATGCGGAATGTTTGCTGTATCTATAGGCGCATTAGGATCAAAATTAACGTCTGCACTTCCATCCTCATTTTCCATCAGTTCAATGTCCGGATCAAACTTGACGTTTTTATCCGGCTCCAATTGCACTTCTTCACCAGTAGGTTCTATTTCTAATGCCCCAGTTAATGCCTCTAATGCCTTATCTATATTATTCTTCGTGTCTCTAGCCATGTCGAGCTATTCCCCCTCTCTTGTATGCTGGAAGTCCTTTTGAAACAATAAATTTCGATTGATCATCAAGCCAGATCATTGGAACTTCCCACGCTACACCTTTAGAATCCATTATAGATGTTTTTACAAATTTTGCACTACTTTTCTTTGCAACTTTTTTCATTGCGCCAGTCGCCATTGGGCCATATGCCACTATATGCCCACCATAGCTTTCATCCGTTGTGCGTAGTCCTCTAGTCTTAATTGCAGGCGATGCAATAGCCACGCCGTCATACCCACCTTCCTGTGCCATCTTCGTTGCATACTTGATAACAAACTCATTATAGTCCTCTGTCTTGCTGTACGGACCCTGCGGTACGCCGCTTGTCTCTTTTGAAACTTTTTTCTTGCTCGCGTCAATTATTTTTCTTATTTTGTCCCTTTCCTTATTAAGCTTCGTTATTCGCTTTTGAGTTTTTACTGTCTGCGGCTGTGCAGCTAGGTCCTCAATCTTGGCAACAATCAACCTGAACTGTTCCTCATTTACCTTATCCGATGCGCTTACGGGAAGAGGAACGTCTCCTCGTTGTGCATAGCGTGATTTCGCTAATTCACCCGGCATTGGAGGTGTTCCTTCCTCTGCCATTTGTTTGACATATTTCTGTGACTGCCTAATTGGCTGGTGCATGTCTGACTGTATTTCCTCTATGAAAATAATTCTTCTTCCGTACTCATCCGTCCTATCGGACGTGCGCATGTGCACGAAGGCATTCTTTCCTTCGGCCTCCGGTATTCCACTGAATCCATGCGAATATTTATAAACAGGTTCTCCCTTGCGCATCGCTCCTGGTGTGTACTTGAAGAGGAGCTCACGCGGATTCTCGCCGCCACTAAGTGTCTGCGTAGAGGCATACTGCGGTTGACCCGTATATTCCCTCAGCCCAGTTACCCTCTTTCCAGAGGCACTGGATAATTGATTAATCATGTTCTTCAGCTTAAAAGGAAACTTCTGCGGAAATCCTTCTTCCAATACATTCGGAACGCCGTAAATGTCATCTACTATCTTGTTAATGTTCTTAAATATGGATTCCGCCTCTTCCTTGTGCTTTGCAATGGCGTCAGGCTGCATTCCACGCTTCAGCTGGTCCTCCGTTGACTTCAAATACCTGAAAAATCCAGCTTGCGGATCGCGGTATGACTGCGGGTCTATTTTATGAAGGGATTTAAGGTACTTATCCATCATTTCCGTCTTAATCTCACGTCCTGCTATCTTAACATCCATCTTCGGTGCAATCCGATCAAATGAATCCACGAGGACCTTTTTAGGTATAACCTTGTTCTTATATTTAGATAGGAACGGTGCGAGTGAAGTGTCATTCAGTTCCGCGTGCTTGATGATTGGAAATCCTTTCTGAGGACCCTTGCCCAATAAATAGTCAAGCCACTGTCCTCCCGTCATGGCCTCTTGCGGTGATCCAATAATCTTTTCCCTTGAGCCCCAGAATATTGCTCCTGGCTTATCCGGATCCCCGTATTTTGTTCCTTTTGGAAGTTCGGGTTCCTTTTTGGCTACCTTGTAGTCTATTATGTCCTCATAATATTTATCCTGATTGATAGGATCAACGTCCTTCTGTCTTTTAAGCCATTCATTGGCATCCGCTCGTCCCCTGAAGTCCTTTACAGGATTGCCGTGCTTATCCATAACAGCCCATGGTTTCTTGGACATAACTCCTTTGGTTGGCCTAGCCCTAGTTCCGTACTGCGTCAACTTTCCTAACACCTTCGGTGCGAATTTCTTCACTATTCCTCCTCCCGCAAAGCTCTGCGGGTTTGCCCTTATCATTGCCACTGCGTCATCGACGCTGAATTTTTCCGCCATGCCACCTCTATTTTTTCTAGGTGATATATTCCAAAAAGAGTGTGGACCTTCATGTGGTCTCTTCCTTCCATATTTATCATAAGCAAACTGTGATGGAGTGAAATCCCAAAATTCATTATATCCTTGAGCATATTTATTTGGATCTAAATCAAACATTGTAGATCCTTGAGTAAAATCATCTGCTTGACCTAACATAATTTTTTTAGCATATTGATAATATGGATGATTTTCCGTCATATCAAAATCCCAGAAATTACGATTAGCATCACTTGCATAAGGAGTAAATTGTCCTGAACCAGAAAGAACTCTTTTAATAGAGGATAAATTTTTGTTAGGATGTAATTGGTAAGTGCTTTCAGGTCCTTTATAACTAGCTCTATTTTGAATTACATGTCCAATTGCTTGTGCATCTCTAAGGTCTTGTGAACTTTCAGCATGCATCATTCTTGCCATTGCTTCCACGTCACTCATATTTCTTAATCTAGTCATGCGGCTGTTTTCAATTGCTTGATCGCTTCTTTTTCCAAGTTTTTTTCTTATTCCAGGTCCAGACGTTCCACCACGATAGTATCCATGCATGCCGTGTCCTCCTCTAAATTGTTCTTCCCAATCTGCCATTTCTTTTGCTTCCTTGTTTAATGTATAATCATCTAAATTTTTTTGCATCTTATCAACATTTTTTTTCATTTCCTTTGACATTGGCTTATTAATGGCTTTCCTTAACTTATCCACGGTTCCGAACACATTACCAGAAGGAGAGAAAGAGTCAACATAACTACGAAACATGCCCGCGTAGTCGTTTTCCATTCCCGAGACCGACCATTCATCAATATCCAATCCTTTTACCCCTTTGGGGTCTGCTTTATAAAATCCCATCTCCTTTGCGAGCTTCTTCTTGTCAGTGGTCATGACGTACTCAATCCAGTCATCCTTGGCAATGTCCTCTCCGCCGGCTTCCATATGCCAGTTGTCATCAACGAATCTTGTTTCCTTGTTTATCTTGTCAATGACAATGTGCTGGTCGTTGCCGTGGTCATATATCTTGTTCTTCCATGATATGGTTGTCTGGCCCGGTTCCTCTCTCAATACGATATCATCCCATGTCTCCAAATCCTTCATTTCACTTGGAAACATATCATCCGCCATTGTTTCATCGCTTGGCTTAACCTTAAAGTGACTTTCTGTTCCCGTCTTTCCTCCGTACAGCTTTATTTTCCTAGAGCCAAGCTTTTGAACTTGAGAATTATTGCCCATTCTGAACACGGTTTTCGCGGTAGTGGGAACATCCTTCAGCGCTGAAAGCATTCCGTTCACCCACGGTGGAGCAAATGACAGCGCCGCTTTCTTCGCGGCAGGTGCCGCAAGCTTCATTGCCGATTTTGGAATCGCTGCTGCTGCAGCTGTTGCGCCCATTCCCTTCAGGAATTTTCTTCTTGACATCATTCCCAGGCTCTCACCTAAAAGCTTCTTGATCAGTCCGCCTCCGGCGTAGCCGTTGACTATTCCGCCTTCGCTCATTCTAAATGGCATAGATTTCATAATATCCGCACGGGGCATTCCAGCTTCACGAAGTGGCCTCATAAATTCTAAATTATTATATATGCTTTCAATCTCCTTTTCAAGTCTACCCACATCATCCAAGGCCCAGCTCGTATGCTTTAAGTGTGAAGGTGTATGC